CACATACAAATTCACCATCTCTAAATATATAATGTTGAAATGGAGGAAAATTACATTTAATATGACGTTCTGCTTCTGTTTTAGCCTTGTGTAATTTTTCTTCATTTATGGGAACATGATCAAAAGTCATTAACCTTATAACAATACTTTCTGGGGTTATAGTTTCTATATCTAATACTATCTGAGGATTTTTAATACCATTTGCTACAGCTTCCTTTTTCATTTTACTTACAGTATCTGTGTAACGTTTAGTTCTGGCTTGTTCTATACGTTCAGGTGTAGCCTTAGATAAATCTGTTACAATAAAATCGTAATTTCCATATTCTTCTGAAATAAATTCACAATAGGTTTTTTTGCTGCGATGTATTTCTTCTAGTAAGTCTTTATTTGTTAAATATTTGATTTTATTTGTAGGTGAGTTAGTCATAATACTCCTTATATTAGAAATAACATTAGGGCAAATGATTGAAGTGTAACATATTTACACATATAAGTCAAAATGGATTATATACGTAGTTTATAGTGTATATAAATAATAAACATATTATAACAACGGTTTTAAAATGTCAGGGTTTTTTAATTTTAATGGGCTTAACACATTAGCTAATTCATATTTTTCTAATAAGACCAATGATAGCGATTCTAATGGTCGCAGAGCTAGATTAAGGCCTAAACCAGCTGCAATGAATCAGATTGTAGGAGCCGGTGGAAATATACTAGCCCCAATATTAAATACCAATGGTATGATATGGCCTTATCAGCCTGCAATAACTTATCAACAAGATGTTGAATATACACAAGTTCCAATGGTACATACCAATCAAGACTTTTATGCTTATGCAAAAACACCAAGTGTTAAATTAACGTGCGAAGGAGAATTTACAGTTCAAAATCAAACAGAGGGTTTATATGCATTAGCTTGTATACATTTTTTACGAACAGTAACTAAAATGTATTTTGGACAAAGTGCAAATCCCGGTACTCCGCCGCCTATATTACTATTTGATGCATATGGACAATATATGTTTAACAAATTACCAGTGATAATAACCAACTTTCAAGCAAATATGCCCAAAGAACCAGATTATGTGCCAATTGATTTAAGTTTATTAGGGCAAAATCCGCAATTAGACAGACAGGGATTAACTAATGTTTTTACAACGTCGTCATCTGGTATGTTAAATTCTAGTGCAGGTTCGGGGTATGTTTGGTTACCTGCTATATTTAATATTTCTGTTGCTATGACAGTACAAAATACACCGTCAGTGCTTACAACATTTAATCTTGATAGTTTTAGAAACGGTTCATTGCTTACAGGGGGAGGTTGGATATGACGGTTACATACGATCCTAGAAGTCCTTATGCACACACACTACAAGTTAACAAATATGTAAGTTATCTTGATTTTTGGACAGCAAGAATTATTCCATCAGCATCGGATGACTTGATAATCAGTTTAGATACAAAATACAACAATAGACCAGATTTATTATCATATGATTTGTATGGAACTCCGCAGCTATGGTGGATATTTGCAGTACGTAACCCAAATGTAATAAAAGATCCTGTATATGATTTTAAATCTGGAACTGTAATATATGCACCATCTAGTAACACCATAGGGGCTTATATATAAAATGTCAAATCCTGCACCAATTGCGCCGGCATTTCCGTTAGCACTTGATACATCTACATCTTTCTTAAATTATCAAGTTTCTATTCCTGCCGGATCGTCTGAGTCTTCACAATTTCTTATTGGTAATAATGTTAGTTGGGTTAACCCTGCAACTTTACAAACTGCATACCAAAATGGAACCAATATTAACACAACTCCGCAGATACTCGGTAATATGTTCAACACAAATATCGGCAATTATTCTACAGCACAGCCGTCATTATTTAAAACAGTTAATCCTAATTCTATAAAAACATACAGTAATATTCTTAATAATTATGCAAACTATACATATCATATTGTATTTTCTGTGGCCCGAGAAAGTGTTGCATATAGTGTATCATCTACATCTGGTATCCCGTCGTCGGACAAGATAGTGATAGCCGAATCTGGTGTCACGGCCGGATTTAATATAACCAAGTTTAATATTACTAATACCACTTCACCAGGATTTAAACACCAAAATATGAATCTTATGAAGTGGAGTATGACTATTACAGAACCATTTGGTTTAACACTTCAAGATTATATATTATCTGCAGGACAGACTTTAAATATTCAGAACATAAGCAGATTTCCGTTTTTTATTGAGCTTTGGTTTGACGGGTATGATAATGACGGTAATATAACACCAAAAATACAAGGTACATACAAAGCTTGGAGAGTAATGTGGTTAAACTCCACATTACAAACTAATCAGACTGGTACCATATATGAATTAGAAGGTGTATCTGATAATGATTTAGTTAATACAAATCAAATATCATTAACATCTTCTACACTAAAGTTAGAGAATAATCAAACTTTACAAGATGTAATGACTAATCTAACCAATGCATTGAATAAAGATACGCAAAATGCTGATAATAACAAGAATACAACAAAATATAATATAGAATTACCATCTGATATGCAGAATTGGAGAATCTCTCCTCAAAAAGGAGATGATCAAAAAGGATTAGGAACAAACGGTGCTAATATTCCCATAAACAGAGGTCAGGATATTGGTAGTTTCATAATGACTGCAATAGGAAAGTGCGGCACAGACATAGACAATTATCTATATGGGTCTTCTGGAAATGGTCCCAGTGTTGGAACACACGGACTTGCTAGATATATTCAAATTGTACCACAGATGTCTATATCAGGTTACAACACAATATTAAATGATTATGTAAGGACAGTCACTTACAAAGTCATTCCATTTTATACTCCTAGATGTGTTAAAGATCCTGCACAGGCAGAGTTGCAGGGAAGCTTGACTAATCAAACCAACAAATTTAGTTATTTGAACAATTGTCCTACTCCGATGTTGGCTAAAAAATATGAATACATCTATACTGGCAAGAATACAGAAGTAATTAAGTTTGATATACAAGTTGAAAACTTTTGGCAAATTACATTACCTAGTTATTTGGGTAACAATACATATGGACAAGCTACACAGGGGGCAGTAGTTGATCCGCAAAGTCAAATATTTAGAGACCTTAAAAATTACAGTTCACGATATAATTTATTAACTGAAATAACTTCTACAGCAGCTCAAGCTCTTGATAGCGGTATTGGTAGTTTAATTTCTACAACTGGTGTTTCTAGCTTACTATCTTCAGTTTCTCAACTGAGTAATATGTCATCTTCTATACAAAATTTAACTAACCAATTTGCATCTGCTTTACCGTCATTATCAGCAACACCTATATTACCTTTTAGTACAGGTTCTTATAATGCATTACAGTCTATATTGAATAATGTATCATCTACTATATCTAATTCTTCTACATCATTGCCATTTATTCTCAGTCCGAGTCAAGTTGCAAATCAAAACAAATACCTTGAGAGTCTTCCGCCACCGGCTAACACAAGTACAGATCCGTTACAGGTACCATTTTTTGTTGATCCTACTCCTAGAATTCAACAAGTAACATTTAATGGGCTTGAACAAAAATCTCATCCAGACACATCGACACAAAACGGATCATTTCCATCTAGTCAAGGCATGTTCAGTCAGACTATAGGAAATTTATATGACAATAAATTCTTCTTGAACATAACTTTAGAAATTAGAGGAGATCCTTGGTGGATCGGCATGACAAATTTAGAAATGAATGAGTATCGATTTGGCAATACTGGTGCATCCTACAACTATGCTGACTTTCTTCAAGGTGAAAATATGTTTTTATTAACATTTAAGACTGCAACCAATTATGACCAAAACACTGGATTAATGAATTTAGACGCCGGAAGTGAAACATTTAATGGTCTTTATTCAGTTCTTGAAGTTGAAAATCATTTTGAAAATGGAAGTTTTACACAAACTTTATCGGCTTACAAAGAACTTTTCAGCCAAAAAATAGATAAATTATTAACACCCAGTGTTACTACAAATACCAATTTGTAAATTACACTAGATAATTTTATACAAGGTAACTATCGAAGATGCCCGTATTTACAAGAACAACTAACACACCAAAAAGCTTTGAATTTGAGCCTCTCGGACGTGCGACTTTATTAGATAAAATATACATAGGATTTATTAAAGATACTGTAGATAATCAATATATGGGTCGTCTTAAAGTATGGATACCCGAGTTAGGGGGAGATCCAGCTGATAGTTCCGGATGGTTAACAGTAAGCTATGCAAGTCCGTTTGCAGGTGCTACTAATGTTTTTGCTAATACCAACGGAAATCAATACTTGAATTCCCAAAGAAGTTATGGAATGTGGTTTGTGCCACCAGATCTTGAAAATGAAATTTTATGTTGTTTTATAAACGGTGATCCTGGTAAGGGTGTATGGTTTGCTTGTCTATATCAACAAAATATGAATCACATGGTCCCTGGATTACCGGGTAATAATACAACCAATGGTCTGCCAGTTGGCGAATATAATAAAATGCAGACCAATATAAATTTTAATAGCCCTAACAGACCTACTTATGATCCATTAGCAAACGCACTTAAAACACAGGGACTAGATCAAGATCAAATAAGAGGGGTGTCTGATAGCGGCGCTCGCAGAGCTAATCCATACAATTCAGTTTATGGGTTATTAACACCTGGTGGGTCTCAATTTGTACTTGATGATGATCCGGCTAATACCTTTATTAGATTAAGAACACAAGGTGGTGTTCAAATATTGTTAAATGATGATACTGGTGAGATATACATGATCACCAGCGCTGGTAATAATTGGTTCAGCATGACAGCAGATGGTGCAGTTAGTGTGTACGCAGCTAATGATATAACCATGAGGACTGAGCGTAGTTTTAATATCAGAGCCGATCTTGATATTAATTTTGAAGCCGGTCGTAACATGAACATAAAAGCCAGAGGTGATCCAGATGTAGAAGCATCGAGTCAGGGCGGTGGTATAATTCAGATGAATGCTAACACAGCAGTTCATATGTCATCCGGTGATGATTTCTTTATAGGAGCACAAGGGGATGTACATACTTTTGCACAAGGGGGTATATTTAATACCTCCAAAGAAGATAGTAATTATAAAGCAGCAGGATCAATGTTTGTACAATCAGACGGCGGTGATGTTGACATAAAAGCCAAAGCAGAAATACATGCTACTGCTACCAACGTTCATCTTAATAGTGTAGTTCCCGGAGATGCTACTGCTGCTAGTTTTGCACTTGCTCCTCAGGATTTAAATGTAGTAGATGCAACAGTTATTAACGGTACAATTACACCAATAACAAGAAGAACAATTCTTTACAATTTAGTATATCACGAGCCTTACCCACACGATTCTAGTGCTGCATCGGGTCAGTACAACGGATCTGTTCAACAAACTAATCCCGTTACAGATCCAAATATACAATTAGCAAGAAAAGGTGAGATAGTAGCAAATTCAAATGTTCCTTTAGATATAGTAGGTACTCCAAAACCCGGCATGACACCCGGATACTATAAAGGTATTGGGTACGACAATCAAGGTAATCCAGTTTATCAATACCAAGGTGGTGCTACAGGTCCATTAACAATAGGACCTTGTGCTGGTTATAGTACTAGTGCCAGCGGATTAGCATGGTTAAAGTCAAAAGAAGGTATGTTTTGGTCAATATCGCCTGATCCGCCGGGTCAAACTAAGTTGTTTTCAATTGGTCATGGTCATCAGTTATCTCCTGCAGAATTAGCAGGAAAGTATGTAATAATCAATGGACAACGAGTAGACTTGCCAGATGGCAAAATAACAATGGCACAAGCTGATCAACTATTCCAGCAGGATGTTGTTTCAAAAGGGGAAAATCTTGTTAAGAAAGCCATAACAGTAAGTCTTACTCAGAGTCAGTTTGATTCTCTAGTTAGTTTTGCCTACAACACAGGGCATTGTTCTGGCACTGATTTAGCAACTGCAATCAATGCTGGTAATTTTGAAGCTGTTCCGCAAGGTTTTATGAATTGGGCACATCCTTCTGTGTTAATATCAAGGCGTCGTCAAGAAGCACAATGGTTTATGTCGGGAGTTAAACCCCCAACAGGATAAATTAACCCAGCACTTTATCAATAGATAAATATGCAGTTAGAACTGAGAGATATCAATTCATTATGGCTGTATTACAAAATAAAAGGTTATTTGTTGGTTATAGTACTGTTGAAACAAACAGCAAATTACAACAATTCACCGACATAGAACTGATAAAACGAGATTTGTTAAATAACTTTTATACTCGTAAGGGTGAAAGAGTAATGATGCCAACTTATGGGTGTGGTATATGGGATTTATTATTTGAACAATTTGACGATATAGTACAAGATTCAATAATAGAGGAATGTACTAGTGTGATAAGTTCAGATAGTAGAGTTCAATTGATGAATATTGCAGTAACTCAGTTTGATCAGGGATTTACTGTACAGATGGATTTACTCTATGTACCGTTTAACGTAGTAGACACTTTTAGTTTACAATTTGATAATAGAACTATGACAAACTTCTAAGGACTATAAATGACAGTTTCGCAGCAACAACGCCAGTCACAATTATTTGCAGCAGAAGATTGGCAGGTTTTATACACTGCATTTAGTAAAGTAAATTTCAGCTCATACGACTTTAATACTATTAGAGCTGCAATGATCAATTATATTAGACTAACATATCCGGAGGATTTTAATGACTGGATCGAAAGCTCTGAATTTGTTGCAATTATTGATTTATTATCCTATCTCGGACAAAGTCTTGCATTTAGAATGGATCTCAATACAAGAGAGAATTTTATAGATACAGCAACTCGTCGTGAAAGTATATTTAGATTAGCAAGAATGCTGAGCTATCAACCTCAGAGATGTACACCTGCACAAGGTTTGCTTAAAATAACACAAGTAACTTGTAATCAAGACATCTATGATTCTAACGGATTAAATCTTAATAATACCACTATTACATGGAATGATTTAAACAATCCAGATTGGTTTGAGCAATTTATATTGGTTTTAAATTCAAGCTTAAACAGTAATAATAGTTTTGGTAATCCAAGTTCAACCGGTACAATAGGCGGAATTAATACAGAGCTGTACCAACTCAATAACACTATAATACCAACTAGTACAATACCATTTACTGCATCAGTTGGTGGTAATTCGATGGATTTTGAATTAGTAAATCCAAATTTTTCAACAGTTAACACTGATGCAGGTATTTTTAATAATTATGGATATTTCTATGAAATGTCGCCTAATCCACTAAACAGTTGGAATGTAATATATAGGTCAGATGGCAACGGAAACTCCAGTAACAATACTGGATTCTTTTTGATGTTCAAACAGGGTACAATTGGGTTTAGCGATTATAGATTAGATTATCAAATAGCTAATCGTATTATTGATGTAGCAGTTGATAATGTTAATCAAACAGACATATGGGTACAAAGTGTAGATGTTAATGGGTTAGTAACAACCGATTGGACGCAAGTACCTAGTGTTAACGGTTTTAATGTAATTTACAATAGTCTTGACCAAGGTGTAAGAAATATATATTCTGTTGTTAGTAGAGATAATAATGGTTCTGATCAAATAAGTGTGCGATTTGCTGACGGTAATTTTGGTAATGTTCCAATAGGTTTGATAAGAGTATGGTATAGAGTCAGTAACGGCTTACAATATCAGATTAGACCAACTGATATGTCCAATTTACAATTTAGTTTTAATTATAATGACAATATTAATAACACTTATTCTATAGTATTCAATGCTAGCTTACAAACTACAGTGGCTAATAGTCAAGCTAGCCAAACAAATGAACAAATAACTTTAAATGCTAGCCAGGTATATTATACTCAAGACAGAATGGTTAATGGTGAAGATTATAACCTTTATCCGTTACAGAGTTCACAAGCTCTTAAAGTCAAAGCTGTTAATAGAACATACGCAGGACATAATCGTTATATGGATATAAATGACCCAACTGGAAACTATCAAAATATAAATGTTTTCAGTCAAGATGGTATTTTATATTCCGAATACGACCTTAACAAATACGATTTTTCCTATAATGCTGCATTTAATGGATCAGCCGTTGTAACCACATACATACAACCGATGATAAGCGGAACTGCGTCATCAACTAAAATATCTACCGAATTAAGAGATTTTTTCTTAAATAATTATCCAAGATATCCTGCAAGTTTGTTAGTGTGGAGAACAGTTAACAGTAATTCTGGTAGTATGAATGGTGCATTTTTCACAGGAGCAACTGCTCAAAAATTAGGAGATGCTGTACATAATGGTTCCCCACAACTATATATTCAAACAGGAAGTATGGTTAATTTTGCTAATAGCGGATGGTCGTATGTATCTTCAATAGTAGGGGACGGTGACGGAATTTCACAAACTGGAATATTATCTAACGGTCAAGGAGCAGTGACTCTTGATACTAATGTAACTACCGGGGACGTTGTACAATATATAATCCCTACTTGGAGAACAACTTTTAATTCAGATGAAATTTCAAGTATAGCTGCTTCTATAAATCAACAACAAACATTTGGTATTGGATATAATCCAACAACAACATCTTGGTATGTGATAAGCAACGATAATCTTAGCAATAGCAGTTTATTTTCGTTAACAAATGCACAGGATATTACTAGTACTAGTAAAGATGCTAGTTGGTTAATAAAGATGGTTTACATTGGACCAAATTGGAGAATGTATACTAGATCTCAAAGATACGTCTTTGAAAGCGTCAATGATGTAAGATTTTATTTTTCTAATACTAATAAAGTAATTGATCTTACAACTGGGTTAGCCAAAGAAGATTATATAAACATTTTGGGAGTTAATACACAACCTGACTCTTCATATGCATTAGGCACTGATTATTTCTGGAAAATAAAAGGACAATATGTTTATCCGGACGGATACACCGAAGC